CAGGCGAGACTCTTTCTGCGCCCGTATGAAAGGGATGAAAGCGAAATTGACGAGCGCAGAAACCGCAAGGGATCCAGATTCGAGGATTAACAAGAGTCTACGGGCTTGGAACTGCGCTGATGGTGGGTATGTAACGGAGGCTGATGGCTGTGCTACCAGCGGCAGAACGAAGGGTAGGTTTGTATGAAAAAAATTGGCAAAAAACCTACTGATGACCAGATGCTTGAAGGCGGGGGTGGGGGCGGCGGCGGACGTTCTGAGGGCAAATACACGTTTGATCGCATAACAGGAAGCCGATCCGCAAAAGATTACAAAGAAAAAGAAGATAAGACTCCAGAGGTTTCTGGTGAAATAAGTTTTGGTTCTCCCAGAGGTAGAAGTTCTGATTCTAGTGACAGAACCCCTCGCATGAGCGATGACTACGCTAAAGGCGGCATGACAGCCTCCAGCCGCGCTGATGGCTGCGCTACCAAAGGCAAGACAAAGGGTAGGTTTGTATGACTGAGCAAACAGACACCGTAAAAAACGTACTGGACATCGTGGCAGTGTTTACTACCCTTGGTACATTTTTGAATCTACTTACTCCTGTATTTGGCTTGATCGGTGCGGTAGTGGGTGTCATGCGCATTTACGAGATGGCTACAGGCAAAGAGTTTTCAGCACTGTGGCGCAAAAAGAAAGACGACGATGCCAGCGACGAGTAAAAAACAAAAGACCTTTATGGATGCTGTGGCTCATAACCCAGCGTTTGCAAAGAAAGTTGGAGTTCCTAAAGCTGTAGGCAAGGAATTCAGCGAGGCTAGCAAGGGCATGAGGTTTGGCAGGGGATCTGGGACTCGCGCAGATTCCCAGACAATCAACAATCCTAAAACCAATCAAGGTAAACAGGAACTTTTTAAAGAAGGTGGCAGCATGGCAACGAAAATGAACCCCGGTTTTATGGCAATGATAGCCAAGAAAAAGGCTGGAGCCAAATCAGAAATGCCCTCTAAGATGGGCAAACCTGTGATGAAAAAAGGTATGGACACTGCCAAAGATGGCATGAAGATGGCTAAAGGCGGTTCAGCCTCCGCACGCGCCGACGGTGTTGCCACTAAAGGCAAGACCAAGGGCAAAATGCTCGCCAAAGGCGGCAAGGCGTATTGTTAATTTAAGGAGTAAATCATGGCAAAAGCAAAAACTCTAGCAATGTTGGCAGGTTTGGCAGGTCTTGCTTATGCCAACCGTGACACGTTGTTTGGTAAGAAAAAAACATATAACGAAGACGCGGGCGATCAAAAGACAAGCTCTTATACCGGAGACACTAAAAAAGTCGCCGCGTCTGACGACCGTATGTCCGATCGTATGTCCAATGAGGACTACATTAAATCACGCATGAAAAAAGCCCCCGAAAACGAAATGGGTAGCGTGCAAAGTAATATGCTAAGCGCAATTACAGCGCCTAAAGCTGCGCCGAACGATCAAGCGGGTAATCAAGGCGTTCTTTTATCAAAATCGCTAACACCTGCGGTGAAGCCACAAGACAAGAGCAATATTGTCAGTAAAAAACAAATGGATGACTATAAGGATAAGTTTGGTCAAGACAAGACTCTGACAGACTACATGAACTCTCAACGTGCCTCTAAAAATGCACCCATTAAGCCGATTAGTCTTCCCGATTCATACAAGCGCGGTGGAGCAGTCAAGATGGCTTCAGGCGGCATGACGGCTTCTCGCCGCGCAGACGGCATCGCCACTAAAGGCAAAACACGCGGCAAGATTTGCTAAGGAAAAATCATGGGAAGACACTCAAGACACTATACCGACTTGAACCCACTTGAAGGTGGTGGGTCTGGTGGTGGTCGTGGGAGTTATGCCGCACCAATTGCTGGGGCTGTAGGCGCTGCTGGAGCACTTGGCACGACCAAAGTAATGCTCGATAAGGCTGAAAAAGATAGAGCCGCAAGAGATACTGCCGAATCTGCCAAGGAGCGCTTAACTCAAAAAGAAAAGCAAATGGTTCAAGAAGCAAAAGACGAAAAAGAGTATCAGAAGAGAAAGACTGCACCCACAACCAAGACGGAGATGGGTGAAGCATTTGCCAAAGGCGGTATGACCGCTTCTAGTCGTGCTGATGGCTGTGCAACTAAAGGCAAAACTCGCGGAAAGATGTGCTGACATGGCAACCGCAAAACCCAATAGCACTGTAGCTAAGTCTTTAAAAAAGGCTGGGTTTTACGGCGCAAGTAAACCTAAGCGATTGGGCATTATCAACAAGGTTACAACTAAGCCTCAGCGGATAGAGATGGTTGATAAATTGTTTTTAGCCAAAAAAGTTAAAGGGGTCAAGAAATGATGTCTTCTCGTGGCATGGGCGCAATCAACCCCAAGAAGATGCCGGGGAAGAAGGAGATTACCCGTACTGATGACCCAAATAAGGTCGCTATGTACAAAAAAGGCGGCAAGGTCAAGAAGATGGCTAAGGGCGACTTAATTGAGGATGCGGAGATTAAGCCAACCTCCGTTGATCTCAGCAAAGAATACAAGCGCATTGGCGCAAATGTATCGGGTAGCTTGCCTTTAAGTGACAGAGATAAATTAAATCTTGAGGCGGATATAGCCGCAGTCCGAGCGAAGGGCCAAGGAACTAAAGCTGCTTTAGATAATGTCAAAGCTGAGTACCAACGCAAATTGGACAAAAACACAACTTTTGGCGCTTCAATGAGCAAGTCTCCGTCGGAAAAACGTTACATGCTATCTCTAGACAAGCGTTTCCAAGAAGGCGGAAAGGTTAACGCCGCTGGCAACTACACCAAACCCAGTCTGCGTAAGCGGATTGTGGCTCAGGTCAAGGCGGCGGCTACCCAAGGTACTGGCGCAGGGCAGTGGTCTGCAAGGAAAGCTCAGTTGGTAGCTAAGAAGTACAGGGCTTCTGGCGGGGGTTACAGAGATTGAAAGCGCCGCAGCAATCCCTTAAAAACTGGGGCGATCAAAAATGGAGAACCAAAAGTGGTAAAAAATCTTCTGACACAGGTGAAAGATACCTTCCTGAAGCTGCGATCAAAAGTCTCAGCCCTTCTGAGTACGCTGCGACAACACGTGCAAAACGTGCTGGCAAAGCTAAAGGGAAGCAATTCGTAAAACAGCCACCCAAAGTGGCAAAGAAAACGGCAGGATTTAGATAATGGCAAACACTTCCGGCGCATCAGCATTTAACCTTGACCTCACCGAGTTGGTCGAGGAGGCGTTTGAACGCGCTGGTGGTGAGCTTCGCACCGGATATGATCTGCGTACAGCTAGACGCAGTTTAAACATCATGTTTGCTGACTGGGCAAACCGTGGCATCAACTTGTGGACAATTGAGACCGGCACGATTAATCTGGTTCAAGGACAAAACACCTATCCACTGCCCGATGACACCATTGATTTGCTTGAGCATGTCATAAGGACGCAGGCAAACGTAGCCGCAACTCAGGCTGATTTGAGTATCACTAGGATTAGCGTTTCTACCTACGCTACGATCCCCAACAAAATTACCCAAGCCAGACCTATTCAGGTTTGGATTCAACGATATAACGGGCAGACTAGCCCTATTTCTTCTACACTGACCACAACAATCACAAGTACGTCAAACACAATTGTGTTGAGTGATGTTACGGGTTTACCCGCATCTGGGTTTGTAAAGATTGATAACGAAATTATCAATTACAGTTACATCACGCAGAATACAAACGCTGTATCTGGGACTTTGAATAACTGTTTCCGTGGTCAACAAAACACAATTGCAGCGGCACACACCTCTGCGGCTACCGTCTATTGGCAGCAAGTCCCCGCGTTCACCGTTTGGCCTACACCAGACAATGTACAGCAATACCAATTTGTGTATTGGCGCTTGCGACGCACCCAAGACGCGGGTGGCGGTGTCAACATCATGGATGTGCCTTTTAGGTTTATCCCCTGTATGGCGGCTGGCCTGTCGTATTACATCGCCGCAAAGATTCCAACTGGCGCAGAGCGCATCCCGTTCCTCAAGTCGCAGTATGACGAGGCGTGGGAGCTTGCTGCGTATGAAGATCACGAGAAAGCTGCGTTGCGGCTTGTACCCCGTCAAACCTACATTGGGAGGTAACGGTGGCTGATGGAAAATTACAATCTTTTAAGTCTAAACCAAAAGACACGCTAAATGCGCAAGATGTAGGACGACTGCTTGATTCAGCATCGCCAATGGTTAAGATGTCAAAAATGTTGGGTAAATCTGCGGTCTATGGAGCCAAGAACAAACTTGATGCCGCTAGAGCAGAAGACCCCGCTATGTATGATAGGGCTATGGAAAAGCAATCAAAATTTGCTTCAGAAGCCTCAGACGCCGTGAAATATTTAAATCGTCAAGCGTTGCAAAGAAACCTTGGTTTGACTGGCAACGCTTCTGCTAACGACACTTCTGCCGAAGAAAGACGCAACATTGCTGGCGACACTTACAAAAAAGGTGGCAAAGTTTCCGCTTCTAGCCGTGCTGATGGCTGTGCTGTTAAGGGTAAAACCAAAGGCAGGATGGTGTAATGGGTAATCGGTACGCCTCTGGTAAGAATGCAATTGCTGAGTGTGACCGGTGTGGGCAGCGGTTTCAACTAAAAGTTTTGAAGACCGAGATCATTAAGACAAAGGAATATAACTTATTGGTTTGTCCGGCTTGTTGGGATCCTGATCAGCCGCAGTTGCAGTTGGGTATGTTCCCAGTGGACGATCCGCAGGCTTTGAGGAATCCTAGACCTGACCGCAGTTATGTGATTTCAGGTTTGTTGGCTGATGGCGAGTTGGGGGGTGGTAGTCGAATCTTCCAATGGGGCTGGAACCCAGTTGGTGGGGCAAGTGGGTTTGACACTCTTTTAACGCCAAATAACTTGGTGTTAATTGTAGAACTTGGTACAGTAACGGTAAGCGTAACTTAGGAGTTAATCATGGACAAAAAAGACTTAAAGCAGGACAAAAAGATGATGGCTGGAGCCGTGCATAAGCACGAGAAAAGGCTTCATCCCGGCAAGCCTATGACAAAGCTAGCCAAAGGCGGCAAGACCAATGAGATGATGATGAGTATGGGCCGTAACATGGCTAAAGTTGCAAATCAGAGAGGCAAATAATGGCTAAATTCAGCGACAAACGAATGGGTAAAGAGGTGGGCAATGCCGCTGTGTATGCGCAACCGCACACCATGAAAGGCAAAGCCGTTGGTATTGAACCCAACCCCGGCAAAATGCCAAATGGTAGCAAAGCCGATACGGTCAACATGAGCATTGGCGCTATTAGCAAAGCTGCTGGCGATGAACAAGTCAAGACAACTGGCATCAAAATGCGTGGTACTGGCGCGGCTACCAAAGGCTTAATGTCTAGAGGGCCAATGGCGTAATAAATGACCTATACCGAGTTAGTAGCTGCCATCCAAGCGTATACGGAGAACACCGATACGAGCTTCATTGCGGAGATTCCGGTCTTCGTGGAGCAGGCTGAACAACGCATTTACAACTCGGTACAGTTTCCGTCGTTACGTAAAACCGTTACATTGAGCACTGCTTCAAGCGTGCAGTTTGTAGATTGCCCCACAGATTTTCTTGCTGTGTATTCGATGGCCGTCATCGACGCTACGGGCACATACGAGTTCCTCCTGAACAAGGATGTAAGCTTTATTCGTCAAGCCTATCCCAAAACTACAGATACTGGGCTACCTCAGTACTACGCTTTATATGGGCCAACGGCTGCATCTGATTTAGAGTTACGCTTTATATTTGGCCCAACTCCAAGCGCAGTGTATAGCCTAGATTTACAGTATTTCTTTTATCCTGAATCAATTACAACTACCGCAACAGGCCGTTCATGGCTTGGAGATAACTTTGATTCTGTGTTGTTGTATGGTTCTTTGGTTGAAGCGTACACCTACATGAAGGGTGAAGTTGATATGATGGGGCTGTACAACCAAAAGTTCAACGAAGCGCTTGCACTTGCTAAACGTCTGGGTGACGGTATGGAGCGCCAAGACGCTTATCGCTCCGGTCAATATAGACAGGTGGTGACTTAATGGCTTTTACAGGTAATTTCACCACTAATACGTTCAAGACAGGTTTGCTTGACGGGGTGTTTAACTTTGATACTGGCACGACTCAAGTATTTAAGATTGCTCTGTACACCAACGCAGCCACATTGGACGCGACTACCACTACGTACACAAGTACAGGTGAAACATCTGGCGGTAATTACGTGCCAACTGGTCAAATATTGACTATTTCTCAGGTTCCCACAATAGGGAATCAAACAGGTATGGCTACAACATATCTGTCTTTTAATAATGCTGCATGGACAGGGGCAATCACTGCAAGAGGTGCGTTGATTTATCTGGCGAACGGAACAACAAATCCAGCAATTTGCGTACTAGATTTTGGAAATGACAAGACAAGTTCTAGCACGTTCACTGTACAATTCCCAGCGGTCACTAGCACTTCAGCGATCATAAGGATTTCGTAATGACGATTAACTACACAGCCTTACTTGCACTCGCTGAACCAGTCACAGGCACTCAACCCGGTGTCTGGGGTGATGATGTTAATAAAGGTATTACCGACTACCTTGACATTGCTATTGCTGGTACTAACACGCTCTCTACCGATATAGATGTAACGCTGACTAAAACGCAGGGTGATAATGCTGGTAGCAACATTACTGCTACAACAGCACAGTACATGCAGTTGTTTTTTAACGGCGCACGTACTGCAATCCGAAATGTAGTCGCACCAGCCACAAGCAAAATTTATGTGGTAAACAATTCCACAACTGGCGGTTTTGCGGTAATAGTCAAGACCGGTGTGTCTGTTGGCGTATCTATCGCTAACGGCGAGAAGGCTGTTATTGCATTTAACGGTTCAGACTACGTCAAGATTTCGTCTTCACTAATATCCGGCTTAACAGGCACACTCCCTGTTGCCAACGGCGGTACGGGTGTTACTACCCTATCTGGTGTTGTGTACGGCAACGGCACATCGGCTATGACAGCCGCATCAGGCGCACAAATCGCGGCGGCTATTGGTGCTACCCCAGTGGCAAACGCTACAAATGTAGCCAACCTTTCTGGTGGCTCGGCTAATCAGATTGTCTACCAATCAGGCGCTGGTGTTTCAGCGTTTGCCACAGCCCCCTCAACGGCTGGCTTGGTGTTGGGATGGACTGGCACTGCATTTAATTGGGTGTCAGCACCAGCAGCTACATCAGCAACCAATTTGGCTGGTGGTGGCGCATACACCGTTGTTTATCAGTCTTCTGCTGGCACTACTGCATATCTAACAAATGGAACGAGTGGGCAAGTTTTAACCGCCAATACGGGTGGCGCTCCAACATGGTCTTCTGTATCAACTTCAGTAACGTCTTTTGAAACATCTTTAAGTGGTTTAACACCTAGCACAGCAACAACAGGGGTGGTTACGCTTGCTGGTACTCTTGGCGTGTTATCAGGTGGTACAGGCTTATCTACCCTAACAGCAAACAACGTCATCCTTGGTAACGGTACGTCAACGCCTACGTTTGTAGCTCCAAGCACAGCAGGGAATGTACTTACAAGCAATGGTACAACTTGGCAAAGCGTGGCTGCTCCAGTAACGGGGCCGACAGTAGCAAAAACATACTACATGGCTCAATTTTAAGGAACGAACATGGCATCAGGCACACTAGGTCAGGCATCGCTTGCGGCAGCAACAAACACTACTGTTTATACAGTTGGTGCGACCCCAAGCGTATTTAACGTCTCAATCAACAACACAAATGGTTTTCCTGTTGCAGTCAACTTGGCAATCGCCGCAGCATCAACACCAACAGCGGCTGAATACTTGGAGTTTGAGACTGTAATTCTTCCAGACAGCGTCTTAGAGCGCGGGGGCATCGTTGCCACCTCTGGTAAATTGGTAGTTGCTTTTGCCACAACCACTGGTGTAAGCGTCAACGTCTACGGATACGAGGGGTAAAAAATGTCACGTTCTATTCAACCAACCGCAAGTAACACATCATCCACAGCAATTACAACAATCCCTAGCACGACTGGGTATGCCGCTGGTGAATTGATTTATTACAACAACAATGTTGCCGATTACGGAGTAATTCCAGACTCCGCCGCAAGTAGCGCACCATTCCCAATTAATACACAGCAAGGCCCCGCTAACGGCGCTTCTGGTGGAGCGGCTAGTATTACTGCCACAGGATTTGGTGGCTCAAGAACTCGTCAGCCTACAGCGCTATTGTCAAATGGAAATATTGTTCAAGTTGGTATAAATACAGCAAACGGTTATCCTGAATTTAGAATTGTTGACTCAAGCGATGTTCAAGTTGTTGGCATAACAGCTATTTCTATTTCTTTTGTTAATACTAGTTACTCAACTATTTCTGTTTGTGCTTTGTCTGGTGGTGGGTTTGCTGTTGCTTGGATTAATACAGCAGGTGGCTCTACAAATTATCCAACCTATGCTGTTTATTCAAATGCAGGTGTTGTAGTAACTTCAGCATTTCAGGATACTGGAACTGGTGCGGCGGCGCAAATGAACATAGCTAGCATACAGATTTATGCCTTACCTAGTGGTGGGTTCATTGCATCATATTACGACACCGCATATAACCTTTACGCAAGAACTTATAACTCCACAGGAACAGCTACCTATGCTTGGCTAACCGTTGCAACAGCAATAACCACTGGGGGTCAATATGGTTTTGACATTGCTGTGCGTAGTGACAACACATATGTTATTGTGTGGATAAACAATTCACGAATAGGTTCATACAATGTAATTTCTGCGTTAAATGTTGGAATTACAGGCACTCAAACTTTTACCAGCACGATTGGAGCCACCGCATATGGTTACGGAATATCTGCGGCTTGCCTATCCAATGACACAGTTATTATTGGGTATCGCTCATTTACCGCCGCAAGTACATATTTATATGCATTTAGACCGTTACCAACAGGTAACGTGTTAGGGACTGAAGTTGCTGTGCCAACGGATGGATTAAGAACATCCACTAACGTAGGGTCGGTTACTGTTAGGGCATTTAACAGCGGTGCAAATTTTATCTTTTTGTGGGGAGATACAACTCTCAATTACAAATATTCCATATACAACCTTTCCTCCACCCTGCTGACAAGCCAAGCCCCATCTAGCATATATGCTTCACTGGTCTATACCTACACTGGTATATCTGTGCTTGATTTTGGTGGAAACCTTAATATTTATTACTCTAGCGCACCATATACTCCTATACAACTCACGCCAAATTCATATGGTCGTATTGATAAAACATCTTATCAAATTGTTTCATTTGGGACAACTACGTCTAAGCAATTGGGTACGGCATCAGCGGCTGCGAGTGGATATGCACGGTCTGGGTCAACACCAAATAAAGCCTCATTTTTTGCGGCTACTACTGGGGGTGCTTATGGGACTGGGACGGTTTCCACATCCATTAATAACTTAACGGTTATTGAGGCAACTGCCGTACAGTCTATGCATTGTGCTACATATCCCGATGGGCGCTTTGCTGTTGCGTATGTAAGCAACACTAGCCCATATACTGGAAAAGTTGCTGTTTATTCGCAGGCTGGGGTTTTACAAACCACAATTACTTTGCCTGTTGCTGGTTACACATCAGACACCTTTGGCACAATTAGAGTGACGGTAACAACCGCGAATAAACTTGTTGTTGGTTTTTATACAACCTCTTCTACGCTGGTAACTTATATTTATAGCACCGCATACTCATTGCTTTATACAGCAACGGCGATTTCGTCACCTCAAATTTCAAGTTATACTGGCACATTTGGTCTTGCCAGTCTTACCAACGATAGATATGTTCTTGTATATTCAACGTCTAATCAGATAAATTATGCTGTTTATAGTAATACTGCTACTTTACTCGCAGGCCCAACCGTAGTTGGCGCTTCGACTACATGGTATAACATTTCATGCGCTTCAAGCAAGAATGGATTTGTTTTGGGTGGGTATTATACTGGCGCTAGTTCGTGGTATTACTATTATGTAGCAGAAACAAGCACAGCGAACACTTTTGCCTCCGCAACAAGCCCAATAACAGGAGGCCCCTCCAACTCAAATTTGGGTTCTACTCTAGCGACATCGCCAAATAATTTAATTGCTTATCCCACCGGAGGTGGCTCAACAACTAGTTATTACACTATGGCTGATGGCAGTTTCCAGAATCTTGGTAACGGCGCTACCATTACAACAACATCAAATTCTGACCAATATTGGATGTTTGCTAACGCTTGGACACCAGCAGGGACTTATTGTATTGTGGTGATGGATGGTCAAGCTACTACACGCACTAGGCTATTCACCACTACGCCTTGGTGTTGGGGTACTTCGACTGTAGCAAGTTGGCCTTCTGGCACGGTTGTTAATGTAAGCGCCTCTATTGCGGCAACAAATACTTCGCAAAGTAGCCCGTGTCCAAATTTGGCTCCTTTATATGGTCATACCTTGCTTATAAGTTTTAAAAACGCAAACAACTTTCCATGCTTTGGATTTATCGACGCTTATCCTTGGAATTACTCTGTAGCATTAACTGCGGGTGTAACACCATCTAATTCAGCATTTGTTGTAGCTCCATCAAATGGATATATTTTCCAAGGGGTGTCTGTCACTTCTGCATCAGCGGCGGGTGTTGGGCAAGTTGTAATAAATGGCCCCGCGCAATTAAATAGCAACTATTCAGCCTCAACAACCTTGCAAGCATTTGACTTCCAAAGTCCAAATGGAACTGCACTTGAAGGGCCTAAAGGAACAATTGCTGGTCGCACCGTCAATTTAAAAGGGAGTGCTTAAATGCCATCATATATTCAATCTCAAATCAATAATCCAATTACTGGAGTTTTTGGCACAGGTCAAGTGCAAATTTTTGGCTCAAGTGGGACTTGGTTTGTTCCTGCTGGAGTTACAAGAGTTCGTGTTCGTATGTGGGGTGCGGGAGCAAGCGCTTGCAGTCAATCCTCCTATTACAGCGGCGGTGGTGGCGGCGGCTTTGCCTTAAAGACAATTTATGATTTATCTGGGGTAACTTCAGTTGGCGTAACTGTTGGCGCTGGTCAAGAAAACATTTCATCAGGGGCAACAGCGGCGGGTGTCCAAGCGGGAACTTCATCGTTTGGCTCTTATTGCTCTGCCACTGGAGGTATAACTGCAACCACAACAAATAACGCCGCCAATGGCGGAACAGGCGTCGGTGGCGACATCAATAATAGTGGCGGCAAGGGTGGTTATGGTGGTGCTTCCAATGTAGGCGGCGGCGGTGGTAGTGCAAGCCTTATTGGAAATGGAGGAATCGGCACGGCAAACACCCCCGGCTTTTCATCTGGTGGCGCTGGCGCAGGTTGGGGTAGTACAACTACTAACAACTTTGGCTCTAATGGATTTCTGACTACTGGTGGCATTACTAACACCACAACTACATATTATGCATTTCAACCTACGGCGTCAATTCAACCTTTTTCAATTGACTTTATTGGCACTGGGGGTGGAGGTGGCACTTATCAAAACGGTGTTAATGGCGGAGGTGGTGGTTACAACTTCTTTGGTGGGTTCCCCGGTGGCGGCAATGGCAATGGCGCATCCACTACTGGCGTTTTGAGTCCCGGTGGTTTAGTTATTGTGGAGTGGTAAAAATGACATATGCAAGAATTTTAGGAAACACGGTTTTAGAGGTTGTTACGCCAATTGAGGGTTTCTCTATTGAGCAGTGCTTTCACCCTGACCTAGTAAAAAACATGGTTTCATGCCCAGCAGGTGTGCAGGCAGGTTGGTCATACGACCCTGAAACTAACGCATTTACAGCGCCAGCGGAGCCTGAGACTACGCCTACGACAACTGAGTCAACCGACACTGAAACTCCACAGCCCTAACTAGGATGTGGATCCTCTCAGCATCCTCTTTGCAGCTAACGCTTGCGTTGCCGCTATTAAGCAGGGGTGCAAACTCTATAAAGACGCTAAAACGTCTTTCATGGAGATCAAGAAGACTGTTGATGAGGTTGCTTCAGATGTCAAGGCAGTCAGAGGATTCTGGGCAAAGCTCTTCGGAACAGCGCCCACCTCAAGCCCCAAGCCTGTGGCGAAAAAGAAGGAAGCCTACGTTGCCGTCAACGAAACCCAAGTCATGGCAGACATCGTTACTCAGCTTTCTCAGTTTTTCAAGCTGCAAGAACAACTTGCTGAGCACATAAGGGAAGAGGAAGAGAAGAGCAAAACTGTCTACGACCCTGACGCTAACCTAATGGAAGCCGCCCTAAAGAGGGTGATGGCTCAAGACCAAATGGCACTGTTGGAGACGGAGATAAGAGAGGCAATGGTATATGGCGCTCCGAAAGAGATGGGAGCTTTGTATAGCAAAGTGTTTGATATGCGGGATGTCATCAAGATAGAGCAGGACAGGGCAAGGAAGAAACGGGATGATGAGTCATGGCAACGCAAAGAGGAGGAGCGGCTCCTAAAAGAAAGGCAGGCATACCTGCTGGCGACTATCCTATTCCTCCTATATATGTGGCTGCTCCTCGGCCTCTTGCACAGGATTGGGAGATAGTTGTGGGATGGATTGCCGCTTGTTTGCTTGTAGTAGCGTTGCTCCCCCTGCTCGGGATGCTGTACATGGACGTTATGCAGACAAAGCATGAAGCCAAACAGCAGATTGAAAAGATGGAGAAACTCAGGCGGCAAATTGAGCAGAAAGAACGTGAGGATAGAAAATGATGATTTATATCCCCGTACTGTATATTTGCATTGGACTGGACTGTGCATTTTTTCAGTCAGAGGTTTACACGCTAAACGAGCAAAAGTGCGAGCAAGAAATTGCACAACAGAAAAGTGAACTTATTAAGCAAGGCAGAACGGTTCAAGCAATTTGTGTAGATGTAAAAATTAACTTGGAGAAAAAATCAGATGTTACCTATCGTAGCCTCCCTCCTCGGTAGCCTAGCCCAAAACGGCCTTACGCTTCTTTCCAGCGCTATCCAAGCCAAAGGCAAGGAAGTGGTAGAGAACACACTGGGCGTGAAGATTCCCGACAATCCAACCGCAGAAGATGTCAGCAACCTGCGCCAGCTTCAGTTTGAGCATGAGGAAAAACTCCTTGAACTGGGCATTGAAAAAGCCAAGCTGGAGTTAGCTGAGCTAGAAATGTTTGCCAAAGCTGCGCAGAACGAAGACGACAACGTCACAGACCGCTGGAAGTCCGACATGGGGTCAGACTCTTGGCTGTCCAAGAACATACGTCCCATGAGCTTGATTGCCATCTTTTCAGGTTACTTTCTGTTTGCCATGATGAGCGCCTTTGGCTATAACGCCAACGAGTCTTATGTATCCTTGCTTGGGCAGTGGGGGATGCTGATAATGGGCGCTTACTTTGGCGGCAGAACTATTGAGAAACTAGCCGAAATGAAGGGCAGAAAATGAAAGC